TCTAAATTAAAAAAACCTGAAATTTCTGTTAATGCGTCGTGATTATAGATAAAAAAATATCCACCTACTGTTTTTAAATTCCCAAACCCTGAAATTGTCATTAATTCGGCGTTATTATTGATTTGAAAATATCCACCTACACTATCTAACATCCCAAACCCTGAAATTGTTGTTAATTTGGCGTTACCATTCATTGCAAAAAAATTATTTACTATACGTAACATCACAAAACCTGAAATTGTTGTTAATTTGACGTGGTCATATAAATAAAAATATCCATTTACTCGATCTAACACCCCAAAACCTGAAATTTCTGTTAATTCGGCGTTATTAAAGATTTGAAAATATCCAAGTACTGATACTAACTTCGCAAAACCTGAAAGTGTTGTTAATTTTTCGTTAATAAAGATTTCAAAATATCCAAGTACACCTAACGAACCTACTGATACTAAATTCCCAAAACCTGAAAGTGTTGTTAATTTGGCGTTACCATTGATTCTAAAATATCCACCTACTGATTCTAAATCCACAAAATCTGGAATTGTTGTTAATTCGGCGTTAGAAGTGATTATAAAAAATCCACCTACTGTTTTTAAATTCCTAAAACCTGAAATTGTGGTTAATCCGCCGTTACTAGCGACAGAAAAACTTCCAGTAATTTCCTGTAAACAATCAAATACACTAAAATCTATTTGTACTGTGAAATTTAGAAAAAAAAGATTACCATTTATTTTTGTGCAACAGCGAAATTGTTGTAATGCTTCGTTACTCGAAAAATTACCACCATTTACTTCTTTTGTAGGACACGGACATTTATAATTTATATAATTTATATAATTTATATAATCTCTACCATTATAATAATCCATTCGCAATCCATAATTTTTAATATTTGTTCCATTTTGTGATATTTCTTTATATATAGCACTTTGTTTTTTTATTGTAATATAATCACTAGAAGACCCTTTTTTCATATATATACACTATAATGTTATAAAAATAAAATATATTTAAAAAGAAAATATTAATTATATAAATTGAAATAAAAATATAATTAATAATTACATTAAATATAATAGCAATATTACTAAAGCAAACATGGTGATTGAATTCTCAAAAACATATTTTCAAGAAAATATTTCTAATAGTATAAATTATTCAGATATGTATTTTAATACCTATTATAAAAACGTTTCATTAAGTGAATTTCAAAAATGGGCGATTAAGTCTATTGTTGATGGAGATAATGTATTAATTACAGCACATACTGGTTCAGGAAAAACATTACCCGCGGAATTTGCGATTCAATATATGGTTTCACTTGGTAAAAAGGTAATTTATACTACACCAATTAAGGCGCTATCAAATCAAAAATTATTTGATTTCCGGCGTAAATTTCCAAATATTTCATTTGGAATTCTAACAGGTGATTGTAAAGAGAACCCCGAAGCAGATGTTCTTATTATGACAACTGAAATATTACGTAATACTTTATTCAATAAAAAAATGAATGAAACCATAGAAGATCAAGAAAAACATAATACTATAAAAGCACCATTACTATTTGAAATGGATTTTAATAATGAACTTGGAGTAGTTGTATTTGACGAGGTCCATTACATTAATGATCCTGAAAGAGGCGCTGTATGGGAACAAACAATTTTACTTCTCCCTCCACAAATACAATTAGTAATGCTTTCTGCAACTATTGATAAACCAGAATTATTTGCTTCATGGATTGAATCCGAAAAAAATAAACAAGCGGAAGAAATGAAAATTACTTCCAAAAAAATGTATTTAACTACAACAAATGAACGTGTTGTACCATTAACGCATTATATGTGGTTATCTCTTCACAGCAATATATTTTATGCCGCAAAAAAAACACCATATGAACAAAAATGTATTGATTTACATAAAAACCCAATTCTAATTAGCACATCTAATGGGATGTTTAATGATATTAATTATCATAAAATGAATGATATATTAGAATTTATAAATAAAAAAAACGCATATATAAAACGACAATTTGTATTAAACGAATTAATTAAATATTTAAAAGAAAATGAAATGTTACCTGCTATTTGTTTTATATTTTCAAGAAAAAATGTAGAAAATGCTGCCAAAGAAGTAGGAATGTGTTTATTTGAAAAAGATAGCGGCATTCCTGCTATTATAGAAAAAGAATGTAGACACATTATTATGTCAAAACTTTCAAATTATCAAGAATACATTAATCTACCCGAGTATTTAGAATTAGTGAGTTTACTTGAAAAGGGGATCGCGATACATCATGCAGGTATGATACCAGTATTAAGGGAAATGGTGGAACTTTTGTTTGAAAAAAGGTTTATCAGACTTTTATTTGCCACAGAAACTTTTGCGGTAGGTATAAATATGCCGACAAAAACCGTAATTTTCACAGGTCTAACGAAATTTAATGGAGATACTATGCGGTTATTATATCCACACGAATATACACAGATGGCGGGACGCGCTGGACGGCGCGGGATTGATACAGTTGGTCATGTTATTCATTGTAATAACCTATTTGAGATGCCGATTTTAACTGATTATAAAAATATGCTAATTGGTAAACCCCAAACATTATTATCTAAATTTAAAATTTCATATACACTCGTATTAAGTATTCTTACCCAAAATAAAAATACAACACTTATTAATAAGTTTGCTGAAAAAAGTCTATTGGCATATGACATAAAGAGAGAAATAGAAAATTATAATAATAAAAATGAAGAATTAGAGAAAATATTACTTACAAAAAAAGAACAATTGTTATTATCTAGAACTCCGTCTACAAAATTAAAAGAGTATATAGAAAAAACAGCATTAATGAAAATATCAGCAAATAGTTCCAAGAAAAAATTAAAGCGCGAATTATGTGACATTGAAACTGAATATAAATTTTTACAAACCGATTTATCTAAATATATAGCATTTGACATTTCTGAAAAAAATGTTATCAAGAATAACATTTTTAAAACAAATACTGAAGCATATATTAGCGGAACAATTGACCAAATTGTATCAAATATATTGATTGTCAATGGATTTGTTGAAGTAGTAAAAGAATCAGAAACTGAATCAAATGATAATTCTATAAAAATTACTGAAAAAGGAATAATTGCTTCTCAATTACAAGAAGTACATCCATTAGTATTTGCTGATATATACACGAATAGTGATGGATTCAGTAATTTAAATGCGCGGTTGTTAATTGGTCTATTTTCGTGTTTTACTAATATTAATGTGAGAGATGATATTAAAATGGTTTATCCACAAGCACATTCTTATAGTTTAAATAGTTTAACTTTAAATATAAAACAATCATTGGAAACATATGAATCAATTGAAACAAAAGAACAGGTTGATTCTGGCGCAAATTATAATATACATTTTGATATTCAACAAGAAATAATTGATTGGACTTATTGTGAAAATGAAGAAGATTGTAAAAAATTAATTCATACTATTAAAATAGAAAAAAATATTTCATTAGGTGATTTTGTAAAAGCAATTTTAAAAATTAATAATATTGCTTCTGAAATAGAAAAAATATGTGAAATTACAAATAATATGATATTATTAGAAAAGATTAAACAAATTCCAATTTTAACATTAAAATATGTTGTTACAAATCAGTCTCTTTATTTGTAGAGGATTACCAAAATCATTTAATATATTAATAATATATTTGTAATTAAAAACAATTTAAAGAGATATACCTATGTATATATATCTAGAGTGTCTAGGTCAATCTCTTCCATGGCGCAATTGGTTAGCGCGTTCGGCTGTTAACCGAAAGGCTGGTGGTTCAAGTCCACTTGGGAGAGAAACAAACATTTTTCAAACAAATTCCGCCTTATTAGCTCAGTCGGTAGAGCATCAGACTTTTAATCTGAGGGTCGGGGGTTCAAGTCCCCCATAGGGCTTTTGTTTGAAAATTGTTTATTTTTTATAATTATAAAAATTCAAATACTTTTATAATTATTATCACATTTATTTTTTGGTTATAATTTTAAGTTTTAACATTTTCTTGATGTTTACAATAAACCACTTGTAAAAAGAAAAAAATATTATTGATTCAATGCTTTATTAATTGTATTTTTGTTATATCCTTTTTACACCTTTTGTAGTCTTATTTTGCTTGTTAAGTTTACTTCATCTAAAAATACTTTTATTATGAAATTTGCTTGCGAATAAAGAAGTAATGTGTCATCATTTGTTTTAAACGAAGATACAATTTTTAATGAAGGAATATATACATTATAGTATGATATAACTATTTCCTTTTTAATAGTAATCTCTGTCATTTTTTCTATAATGAATCCTTTATATATTTCCTTTTCCTTTTCTTTTTCTTTTTCTTGACTGGTTGTATGCGTTAGTAAAGTATTCATTAGCGCACAATTTTGTTGAACCTTTTTAATTGCCTTTGTTGAATCATTTATAAAGTCAATATTTTGTATCCATTCTTTGCAAAAATCATTGGCAAAATGATTAAATGTTATCATATTTAATAAAGTTTGCAATTCTATTAAATTAATCAGGTCAACTAATCGGCGAATCGGAGAGGTAATGTGTGTATAAGAGGATAATCCATTGCCAATTAGTTGATGTCCTTTTTGTCTATCGTGTGAAGATAATGTATCACAATACATTCCTGATACTTCACTATTCAATATCTTTATAATTTGTTTTAATTCTAATGGAATAATTATTTCTGATTCTTTGCAACCATTTAAATTATTTTGATTATTATTTTGATTTTGATCATTATTTTCTCTCGTGGTTCGTAATATACCTCCTTTTTTTTCAATCATTTTTTTAGAACATTCATAATTCATCATAATCATATAATAAGTAACAACGTCGTGACTATCTGTTACTTTTTCAATATAAGGATTTATATGTTGTAGATATTTTGTAACTGTAAATAAATTACAGTAACTATAATATTTTAATAAAGATTCTTCTTCATATACATAATTTTTATTTACTTTAATTAAAGTATTTAAAAATGAAATATCTAAAAATGTAATTTTATTATTAGATAATCTATATTTAATATCCATTGTGAATGCTAATCTGTGTTTATCTGCTTGAAGACTACATAAATTATCCGCTAAAATAGGTGGCAACATATTCTTTTTTCCATTAGGTAAGTAAATAGTAGATACCCGAGTTGTAAATGACTTCCATAATTGTAAATAATCTAGAATTAATGGAACATTTGCAATATAGACACTAATTAAAATATAGTCACTATATTCTTGTATACTAAACGCGTCGTCAAAATCAAGTGATCCTTTTGGGTCAATCGTAAATATATGAAATCCTTTTGTTCTATCCTCGATTTTATTATTATCTTTGTTATTATTATAATAATCAAATATGTTTTTTATTAGTTCTTCATCGCCAACTGGGTGAATCGCTTTTGCGGTTGCTTTAATGAATTGTTGTAATGAAGTAATTAAATTTTTTGAGTAAAGTTGATATTCATAATATGAATCTAGTTGGTCAACATAACCAATTGTATTTATAATAATTCCTATTGGATGTTTCTCAACCCATTCTTTAAAAACAAATAATACATATTTATTCTTTTTCTGTTTATTAAAATTTATTTGTTTTTCATCATAGGGTATCAAAAATAATGGTAATTTTTTATCTTCCGGAACACATATATACAATAATCTTTTATGATTATTTTTATCACGACCATAAGTTTTTCCGTTTATTATAAGAGTTCCTGCGATTTGAGGTTGATGTTTATTTGAAGAATAATTTGAATGAATTAACTCACCATTTTTTTCAACAATATCTCCATTAAATAACTTTAATGTTAATGGATTTAAATTAATATCTATTTCTTTGTTTTTGTCTGTTCCAATTTTTCTCCATGACCATTCGCTATAATCCCTCTTATTAATTTCAACTTGCATTATAGTGTTATTTATTACAATATAGATAACGCTATAATTATATCAATTTTAAATAAAATAAATGTCTATATAAAATGATTTAAAACTATATGCTTGTTATATAATACATTATGTCTTATTCTCTTGCAATCGGCATTGATTTGGGGACAACTTATTCTTGTGTTAGTGTTTTTAAAAATGGAAGTTGTGAAATTATCGCAAATTCGGACGGAGAACGCACGACTCCTTCCTGGGTCGCGTTTACATCGACAGAAAAGTTGGTAGGTCAATCCGCAAAATCACAGGCAGCAATGAATACCGCTAATACAATTTATGATGCGAAGCGGTTGCTTGGACGTAAATTTTCTGATTCTACGATACAAAATGATATGAAACATTATTCATTTAATGTTATTGGCGATAGTGACGATAAACCTATTATTGTTTTGGAAGATGGAACTAAATATTACCCTGAACAAATTTCAGCAATGGTTTTGAGTGAAATGAAGAAAACCGCTGAAAGTTATTTGGGACATGAAGTTTCTAAGGCAGTTGTTACTGTGCCTGCTTATTTTAATGATTCACAGCGTCAGTCAACGAAGGATGCGTGTCGTATCGCAGGGTTGGACGTGTTGCGCATTATTAACGAACCTACTGCAGCAGCACTTGCTTATGGATTAGATAAAAAATTTGACGGTGAACGCAATGTCCTAATTTTTGATTTGGGTGGCGGAACATTTGATGTTAGTTTACTCACAATCGATGATGGAATGTTTGAGGTTAAAGCAACCGCAGGGGATACACATCTAGGCGGAGAAGATTTTGATTCTCGTATGTTAACTCATTTTATTGAGGAATTTAAGAGAAAAGAAAAATTGGATATTCGCAGTAATGCTCGTGCAATTCGTCGCTTGAGAACTGCGTGTGAAAAAGCAAAACGAACTCTCAGTTCTTCCAGCAGTGCATCAATCGAAATTGATTCTTTGTTTGATGGAAAAGATTTTTATTCGTCTATTACTCGTGCGCGGTTTGAAGAATTGTGTGGTGATTTATTTCGTGGTTGTATTGAACCTGTTGAAAAAGTATTACGTGATTCTAAAATGGATAAAGGCGATATACATGATGTTGTTATAGTAGGCGGTTCTACTCGCATACCCAAGGTGCAAAAAATGTTGTCTGACTTTTTTAATGGAAAAGAATTGTGTAAATCAATAAATCAAGATGAAGCAGTTGCTTATGGTGCTGCGGTTCAAGCAGCAATTCTCACCGGTGATAAATCTGAGTCAATTAATCAAATTTTACTTGTAGATGTCATCCCTCTTTCTATTGGAATTGAAACCGGCGGCAATGTGATGACTGTAATGATTCCACGCAATACTTCAATACCAACAAAGAAATCTCAGACATTTAGTACTTATGCTGATAATCAACCGGCAGCAACTATTCGCGTATTTGAAGGCGAGCGTTCTTTTACAAAGGATTGTAATATTCTTGGTCAGTTTGAATTGGGCGGTATTCCGCCTGCTCCACGAGGCGTTCCACAACTTGAAGTGACATATGATATAGATGCGAATGGTATTCTAAATGTTTCTGCTTGTGAAAAATCGTCTGGAAAAAAAGAAAAGATTGTTATTACGAATGACAAGGGTCGTTTGTCAAAGGAGCAAATCGAAACAATGGTTCAAGACGCAGAGAGACTAAAAGAAGAAGATGAAAAAAATATGAAACGCATTGAGGTAAAGAATAAATTAGAATCATATATTTATAATTGGCGCAATCAAATGGATAATAAGGAAGTAAGTAAAAATTTAGGAAATTCAGATGTAGAAATTGTCCGTAATTGTGTAAAAGTAACACAAGAATGGATTGATAATAATACTTATGCAACAATTGAAGATTTTGAAAGTAAAATAAAGGAATGTGAAACATTATTAAATCCTATTTCTACAAAGATGTATGCTGGTGAAGAAAACACTCCAAATATGGGAAAAAATGTTGAACCGATTCATACCGAAGATATTGAAGAAGTCGATTAGTAAAATTACAATTAAATAATGTTTGATTTGATTTTTATTTAAAAATAAAAATCAAACATTATTATATAAAAATAAAATCAAACATTATTTAATTATGGATGTTTCTTCTTTTTTTAAATATACAAACACTCGTGTAGACCAATTAAAAAAAGAAGCAATAATTGATAATAAATTAAATGACCTTTGCTATAAAAAATGTCCAGATATTTTATCATTATATTTATTATCATACAGGTTAATAAATAGAAATTATTCACATAGATTCGAAAAAAGTTCAATTTTCAATTATCCAAATTTAATATCAGACAATTTAACATATTGTGATAATCATTTGGCTAATATGGAATTAGTTGTTAATTCTTGTAATCCTTGTGACAAATTAAAAGAAGTAATAGAAATAATGAAAACACATAATTTTAAATAAAATTATTTTTAATATATTAATAATATAGAATTATTAATGGATTATAATTATTTAAAACAAATTATTAATAAAAAACCCATTAATCCGACAATTATTAATACAAAAAGTAATTTTGTTGTATCAACATATTGGTGGGGACGCGGCAATTTTAATCAAAATACAGCACGACCATGTATTCTTTTTTATGAAAAAATTTTTTCATTAATTCAAAATTTATGTGTAGAATATTTGACAGATATAAAAGAAAGTACGTTTGATAAAGCATGTACTAATTTAGAAACATTTATTGAATCTGTTGATGAATTTAATAAAATAATAGAAAATAGAGCAAATGCCTATAATGGTATGATATTTGAAGATTTAGGAATTGAACATAAAGATGAAGAAAGATATAAAAAAGCAAAAATAATTTTAGAAAAAAAAACGAATAATAAATCACCGGAAGATTTCAAATATAAAAATAAAGAAGAGGTAATTACATTTCTTAAAGTTTTAATAAAAGAATTTATATCTTCATCAAAATCAAATATTATTAATTTAGCAAAATTGTATAGACATCTAAACATGCTGAAAGATGCGTATTTAAAAAATACGTATAATGACTCAATTACCCTAAAAAAAGAAATTAATAAAATTAATATGTCATTAAAAAAAGAAAGTGAGGTTATTAAAGCAAACCTAAAATTAAAAAAAAATTATGATACTCCTCAATTAGAAAAATATCGCGAATTGTCGTTATATGATATTATGCACAAGGAATTAAGATATTTAAGTCCAATTAAATATGATGATATGATTACCTTATGGGAAAATGCGTGTAAAAAAACAAAATGTAATTATATGGCAATTGAATATCCTGAATTCGCAAAACCAGGCGGATATCAGTTAGCGATTAACGCCAAACCTCTATTTATACAAAAAGCATTAGATTCTGTTGGAAAAACACGTTCAGTCTTATACATTGATGGTGATATGTTTATTCGTAAATATCCTAAAATTTTTGATTTCGCCGATATAGATTTTATGGGTCGTGGGTGGAATATGGATCCCAGAGCAAGTTCAATGATGAATGAAAGCATTACATATGATCCTTATACATTTGAAACATCTGGCGGTACTATGTGGTTTTCCCAAACAAATGAAGCAAAAAATCTTATTAACTATTGGGTTAATATTTCAAGTGATCCTGCGCAATCAGGAAAAGCGGATGACCGTTTATTATCACTTATTTTTAATACAAGTCAATTACTTTGTGGTATGAAAATTATTCAATTACCAATAGAATATTTATGGTTGACTCTAGATTATAACGAAGTAATGTTAGAAACACTATATGATTACGATAAACCTTTAATGGAAAAAACTATTTTTATTGAACATTCCGAATGTTTAACAAGCGAAGATACCGCAGAAAGCGGCGGTGCATCAAGCGATAGAACTCCAGATAATTATAAAATTTTAGAATTAAATATAGACCCTGTATCTGAGCAGTTTCATGAATATATGATGTTTCCTTCATCTGAAATGGTAAAAACATTAAGACCTTATCTCGATTACATGAATAGTGCTCAATACTTTAATGATGGAAACCCTATATTAGTAAAAAAAGGATTTGTAAATCCATTAAAACCAGAAGATAATGAACAACCATTATATATTACACCATATAAAGCAAAATATGGAAATACAAAATATTTTATGGATGATTCATTAACTTGGAATGATGTAGCAAAAATAACCGATAATAAAGCAAATAGTATCAATACAAATGAATTAAATTTAGGATATAATAAAAAAAATAATATGGTTGAAATAAATGATTTATCTATGTTTATAAAAGATGATAAAACAAAAACATTGGATAAAACAAAAATAATTTCCTTGATTATTAAATTATTAAAGGATAATAAAAATGTCGTATATAATCCAAAGGGTCTACCTGGATATAAAAAGGAACAATATGGATTACTACATAAATTATTAAAAAAATCAAATAATTCATTAGAATTTATATTTACACCACACTTTGATTATGATTATGAATCCTCTAATTTTTTTTATAAACCAAAATTCCTATTGAATCAACCTATATTTTTTAAACCATGCGATATTTTGATTAAATTTTTATCAATGTTTATTTCATTAGATGATTTCTCGAGTTATTTAAATTATGGGTCATATGAATTTATATCAAGAGTTCGCGTGGGATATAATATTGATACTAATGATAATACAAGTTCTAATATGAAAGGAGGAGAATCTAAACACATTTCTAATTATGAATATGGATTAAATCTTTTATATAAACACAATTATCCAGACAAACCAACCAACAGAAGTAAAAAAGTAATTCGTCATCATAAAAAAAAAACAAGAAGAATAACAAAATATTAATTTAATTTTTAATTTTTATTTTGTTATTTTTTATTTTGTTGTTCTTCTTGTTTTTTATTTTTTATTTTTTATTTTTTATTTTTAACTATAACCAATAATCATTCTGAGATGGTTCTACCCAGTATATATCCAAAAGATTTTCTAGAATACATACGTTCTTATCATAATATCTATCTTCCCTTGTTAAAATACGCAATTTATTATTTGCTTTGTAAATTTTATTATTTTGACTCTTCAACTTTTTCTTTGCTGCCATTTTCTTAACTTTTTGTTTATACGGTTCCTTACCCTTAATTGATTTCTTGCCAAAAATGTTAATCTGTTTTGAATTGTTTTTATGATTAAAATAATGAACAGTATCAAAATCCATATTCATTTGATTGAAACATTCATCTTCTAAGAATTGTTCTTTTTCTATTTCTTCTTGCTCTTTTTTGGATTGTATTTGTCGTGTAAATCCAGTAAATAAGAACGAGACTATGTAGTTTGAAATAATTGGCGAGATCATGATGAATCTTTTGTTTTCTTGATTGGGGTTAATGGTACATAATATTGTATCAAAAAGATTTCAATTTTTAGAATAATAATTAATAAATAATTCATCACAAAAAATTATTTATTACTTTAATTATTAAAATACTAATCATCTACTTAAATCTAGGATTCCAAAATTTATAATTATTATCACTTACAAATTTTTCAACATATTTATCGTTTATATCAGACTTAAAATCAGAATGTTTAAAATCAGAATGTTCAAAATCAATAATCCAAATTTTATTATCATATTCAATAAAATTATAACCAGTAATATCAGGATATACAATATTATTATCCCATAGTAATTTTATTATTTTCTTTATTTTACCGAATAGGTCATCGCTAATATCTTCTTCATTTTCCCCATACGAATCGGAAACACACATATAATTTATTTTTTCCATTACCAGTATATTCGTTTCTCTATTATAATCAATAATTTTTGGCGCGTATACAATACCTAATTCATAAATATGTTTATGCATTTCATATTCTTTCGCCGAAACATTGTGTTTAATGAAATGCTGCATATCACAAGAGGTTTTATCATTTGAATTATAATGAGTAGTAATCATTATAATAAGTATATGTTGTATATCTTAATGCATATTTTATAATTCAATTTTTAAAAAAAATAGATATTAACTATTTACCTACTTAAAGAAACTGTCATGAATTCTGTTCCAAACTATTCTATAAAATCGATTTTGGACATTTATAAATGTCCAATTTTCATTTTTGAAGAATAGAATAAACCCAAAAAAAGTGAAAAAAGTGATTGTTATCATAATGGGGTGTTTTTAGTTTTTAAATAAAATTGTTGTTATGATAACTTTTTTCATAAAATTATAAAATATTAATTAAAAGGATTTAGGCGTTTTTTTTATATTCTATTAGAATATAAATGGATATAAAAAAACGCCAAAAAAACGCCGATTTTTTCCTTTGTGAAATATGCAAGTTTACATGTAGTAAACAAAGCGAATGGTTAAGACATACAACGAGACCTAAACATAAAAATAATATAAATGATATTAAAAAAACGCCTAAAAACGCATATAGTTGTGGTGATTGTGGTAAAATATATAAATTTTATTCCGGTTTATGGAAGCATAAACAGTTATGTAATCATAAACAAATATGTAATCATAATTTAAATAATATTATTATAACTGATGAGATTAAGATATGTGAAAAAAATATTTTATCTAATTCAGATGATAAAATTAACTTAATTACAAATTTAATAATTGAAGTTGTAAAAAATAATAAAGAACTACAAAAACAAACACAAGAATTTCAAGAAAAAATGTTAGATGTTTGTAAAAATACAAATCATATAAGCAACTCAAATAATACTATGAATAATTCAAATAATAAAACATTCAACCTTCAAGTTTTTCTGAATGAACAATGTAAAGATGCCCTGAATTTATCCGATTTTATTGAATCAATTCAACTGAATTTATCAGATTTAGAAAATATGGAGAAATTAGGATATACGGATTGTATGTTTAATAACATATTTGGCAATATGAATATTCTAGACATTTGTTCCCGCCCCTTTCATTGTAGTGACCTGAAAAGGGAAATCATGTACATTAAAGATAATGACATATGGGAAAAAGAGGATGCTGAACACAGTAAATTAAAAAATGCAATTCGGTCCATTGAAAAGAAAAATTTCAAATTGCTGAATGAATGGACCAATAAACATCCCACATTCAAAGATTATGATTCGCCATATAATGATAAATATTTAAAGATTGTCGGTCAAACCATGAGTGGAGATAAGGAACATATGATCAAAGTCATAAGGAAACTAGCAAAGAACTCTGTTATTGATAAAAATAGTTTATAATATTTATATAAAAATTATATAACTATTAATTTATTTTATTATATTATAAAATTTATAAATTAAATTAATAGATATTAGTGATTTACCTATTTAAAGAAACTGTCATGAATTCTCTTCCAAACTATTCTATAAAATCGATTTTGGACATTTATAAATGTCCAATTTTCATTTTTGAAGAATAGAATAAACCTAAAAAAAGTGAAAAAAGTGATTGAGACCATAATGGTGTGTTTTTAGATTTTCAATAAAATTCTTGTTATGATAACTTTTTTCATAAAATTATAAAATATTAATTAAAAGGATTTAGGCGAGTTTTTATGTTACATAATATTATAGAAATGTTACATAAAAACTCGCCAAACTCGCCATTATCCGTATATTGTGAATATTGCGATTATACATGTGTTAAAAATAGCGATATGAACAAACATTTATCTACCTATAAACATAAATGTAACAAAAACGGTAACATATGTAACATAAAACTCGCCAAAAATGAATTTATATGCAATATATGTAATAAAATATATAAATCAAGGGTTGGATTATGGAGACATAATAAAATATGTATTATGAATAATGATACGTTCCAATCAATTAATGAAAATGATGGTGATAATCAAAAAACTGATCAAAAAGAAAATGAAATTAATAGGTTAACAACTCTTATGATAGAATTAATTAAAAGTAATTCTGAATTACAAAAACAAATGATTGAAACGACAAATCATACAAATCATATAAGCAATTCAAATAATACTATGAATAATTCAAATAACAAAACATTTAATCTTCAAGTTTTTTTGAATGAACACTGCAAAGATGCTATGAATTTAACAGATTTTATTGAATCAATTCAACTGAATTTAACCGATTTGGAAAATATGGAGAAATTAGGTTATACTGATTGTATGTTTAATAACATATTCGGTAATATGAATATTCTAGACATTTGTGCCCGTCCCTTTCATTGTAGTGACCTAAAAAAAGAAATCATGTACATTAAAGATAATGACATATGGGAAAAAGAGGATGCTGAACATAGTAAATTAAAAAATGCCATCAGGACAATTGAAAAGAAAAATTTCAAATTGCTGAATGAATGGACCAATAAACATCCCACCTTTAAGGATTACGATTCGCCATATAATGATAAATATTTAAAGATTGTCGGGCAAACCATGAGTGGAGATAAGGAACATATGATTAAAGTCATCAGGAAACTGGCAAAGAACTGTGTTATTGATAAAAATAGTTTATAATTTAACTTATAGAAATATTACTTGTTATTTTTAGTATATTTCTTTTTACATTTTGCGTTTGAAGAAATCTCATAAAAAAATTATCTAAAATTGCAATGTTGTTCATATAAGTTCTATATTTAAAACTACATATACTAGCATTATCGCTAAATTTAATACTATACCACCAAAAAGCAGGAATAAATAAAACATATCCTTTTTTAATAATTATTTCTAAACATTTTATTTTACTAAAATCAGTTTTATACTGAGATTGTACGTCCCACGGATTTACAGGAGACTTAAATTCCATATTTTCAAAGTCTTTAATTGTATATAAATAACGACTACTGTTAGGTGGCGATAACTTTACTTTTATTTCTCCTTCGGTTACCAAAAAATAATTGCGATAATTTAATTCATAACGAAATGGGGAACATGTATCATTTCCTGATATTATATAGTCATACATACAATTTGATACCATATAAGGTCGTAAAAAACTGTCATTATATTTGTATGTTTTTATTAATCCGGTTTCTTCTAAAAAATCATAATTATTTTCTACTAAAAATTTATTATCCGTATCATTTTCAATTACTTTAATTGTGCTACTAAATGGTAAAGGTAAATACAACTCATCATCTTTATTCGTTTTAGGATTAGTAATAATACTTTTTATATTTCTGATTTTAACATCAAAAACACCATAGGTATCTAATATATTATTACGTGTGAATATTTCTAGCAATTGTTCGTTTTCTAGATTCATTAAAACTGGTTGTTTTAAATCACAAATTTCTTCAAATTTATCTTTTGATGGTTTATCAATTTCGTAAATTTCTAAATCATTACTTGTTTTTAAATGAAAGTAAATGTGTATATATAAAAACATAATAATACAAAAAATAAAAATTACATTAATTATATTCATTTACTTATGTTAAATTTATTATAATACTTTTTTTAGATAATAATATTTATGTTATTTTACTTATTAATATTTTTATATAAATAAAATTAATTTATTCATCGTCGTCGACAATTTTTGGAGCAAGATGAAAGTTAGCAAAACTATTATCTCCTAACTCGTATTTCATATGCATAGGCATAGTATCACTAAATCCCATATAAAGTTCATTTGACAATTTACCAAAATTACACATGATATTAATGTAGCGCAAACTATAAGATTGTTTAAGTGTCACTCCTTCAGCAGTTACATATTCTTTTACATCTTCTAATTTAATTTCAGTTCTCATTTTTCCTTCACTTCCAGATGCGGTTAATCCAATAACATCTTCATTAAATGTAATAGTCAGTAAATCATCAAAAATCATGAATTGATTTATCATTTCACAAAAAGTTTTAGTTATCATAGTTAAATCAACTAATGTATCAACCAATTTTATATCCAATAATTCTACGTCTAAATTAATAAGTGATAGTTCAAAATATTTATTAAATTGTCCACCGGTTCCATTAACAAAATTAATGGATACAATATCTTCATTTTCATCATCAAAAATAAGTTGAATTGATTGAGTTTCTTGTCGTGCGTTTAAAACTTTATGAAATAAACTTAAATTAATTCCAATAGATTTGGGGATTCCAACCGAATAAGAATCTTCATCATTCCCAAACCATTCTTTGGTAATGCTACAATCAAATAGACAACAATGACTATCATCAAGACACTGAATATAAATTCCAGTTGGTTTCAAATTTAATAAGATATTTGTTGTAAATTGTTTAAGATGTTGAATTATTGCTGTAAATTTAATTGCTTTTTTTGATTCAGAAATAATAAAAGACATTCTTTATTATTTATAAATATACTTGTACTCGTAATTATAATAGATTTATTTAATTAAATATTTATATCAATTTTTAATTAAATTATTATTTCTCCTCCTCACCCTCCTGCTTCTCCTCCTCCTTCTCCTCCTCCTCACCCTCCTTCTCCTCCTCATGCTTCTCCTTCATCCCTTTTTTTACCTGTTGTTGGGTTTCTATTTTTTTAAATGTTTCCTTTTTAAAATTGTTAAATTCGATACTAAGATCCATCGAGAAAGACATTAATTTATTAATATCTTTTTTTACAACATTAAATTCTTCATGTAAAGTTTTGTATACATTTTCTAAATGAATGATTTTTTCAGTTATTTCTTTATTGTTAGTTGTTTCTTCTAAAGATTTAGATTCATTATTTATTGTTATTAATGTGTGTAATTCTTCATCATGTTTTTTTAACATTAATTCATGTTTATGTAATACTCTAAGTGGATGAAACGGTTCTTTTTTTTCAGTATCCAATGAATTATTTTGATTTTGTTGAGATGTATTTTGTGTTTTAGATTGTGGAGTGGCAGAATTTGATTGAGAAATTGTTCCACTATTTGAACGACGGTTTTTTGCTGCTGATAATGCAGATGATCCGCTCATTAAATAATATAAATGTTATAATTATATTTATATTTAATTATTTACGCATATTCATTTTAATTTTAAAAGATATGACAATTTCCTAAATAATAAATAAATTCAGTAGATTTTAATCCACAGTGTTTGATATGTAACTAAATATATAAAATAATATATTTTTATGCGACCATCGCAACCTTAATTGCGTCATGACTTTTATAGTTATTAATTTCAAAATCTTCTACTTGATAATCATTAATATTCTCTCTAACTTCTTTAATTGAAACAGTTGGAAATGGATATGGTTCTCTTGTAATCTGTAATTTAGCGGCGTCTATTGCGTTTTCATATATATGTGAATTTCCCATAAAATGTATAAATTCATACGCTTCTAACCCACAATGTTTCGCGATAAGATGTGTTAAGAACGAATATGATGCGATATTAAAGGGAACCCCTAGTATACAATCATTGGATCTCTGATACATACTACAACTTAACTTATTTCCGCTTACGACATTAAATTGAAAAAAATTATGACAACTTGGTAAAGCACCCTCATCGACTTGACACGGATTCCACGCAGAAACAATTAATCTTCTTGATGATCTTTGTTTAGGGTCTTTCAAACAATCAATAACATTTTGCAATTGGTCTATCCCCTTGTCTTTATAATCGGCAGCACACCCTTCGTATGAAGCATTAAAATGTCGCCATTGAAATCCATAAATAGGACCTAAATCCCCTTCTTCATAATTTAATCCTCTGGTTTTCATATACTCTTTAGTAGAATTACCATCCCATATATGAACATTCTGTTCATTCAATAATTTATTATCAGTCTTACCATTTACGAACCATAACAATTCTTTTAAACAGGTTTTCCAAGATGTTTTCTTAGTAGTTAAAATTGGAATTTTTCCGTTCTCAAGAGAAAAATGCATAGCTGCTCCATATACACATTTAGTAATACCATTTCTTCCTTTCTCATTTGTTCCCTCCTTTAAAATATCACTTAATAAATTAAGATATTGATACTCCTCATGATATTTATCATCCCTATTGCCGAACTTATACTTATTAGTTTCTAGAACATTTTTCAACATTTACTTATAAAACTTAAGTAATTTATATTTAATTTATATTTAATTATATTTAATTTCTTTTTATAAAACATATGGAGAAAGTATCTGAAACAATAAAATCAAGTAACGGCGATAATATGAATTTTTTCAGTTATGTATTTAATTTTGATGATGAAAATAAAAATAATATGATGAATATGATTCAATATACATTATTAGCGATAATTCCTGTTCTTATTACTTTAAAAGTAACCAAACATATTTTTCCAGAAGAAGATGAAACAAAAGGAAGTTTAGAAATTTTTGCTGAAAGCACCGGACAAATTATCTTAATAATATTAATGATATGGTTTACTAATAAAATAATTCATTTTATCCCTACCTACAGTGGCGAAAAATATCACAAATTTAATGAACTAAATTTTATAATTCCATTTTTAATTATTTTATCTACTATGCAAACTAAATTAGGATCAAAACTAAATATAATGATGGACCGAACAATGAATCTTTGGAATGGCACTTCATATGGTCAACCGCAAATAAATCAATCACAAGGACAGAACAATAATGGTATTCGTATAACACAACCGTTAGCAGGACAACAGTCACAACCCCAATATCATCAACCCAGTCAAGCAGATTATTTAGATAAAACGCAACTGTTACCATCAAACACACAATTAACCGCAATGCCTCAACAAAATAAACCTGATTTTAACCAAATGTATCAACAAAACCGTGAACCCGCGTTAGGTATGCAAGATATGTCTGAACCAGTTGCAGCAAATGGAGCGTTAAGCGGTATGTTTGGAGGGTCATCGTGGTAAATAATATAATAATATAATAATATAATAATATAATAATATAATAATATAATAATATAATAATTACTATATTATTATTAGTGCAATATATGGGATTAGATGTAGATGGATTATTACATGCCCTCGAAAATGAAAACAATGAATCATTTTTAGATTTAAATAAGGAAAAAATTTCTACTATAAAAAATGATATATTACAAAAACTTAATATAAAACACGATAAGTTAAAATTATTTCATAAAAAATTAAAATTATATAGATATGTAGATAACGTTCAAGATATCAATTACGGAAGTTATATTAGATGGATTTCATTAAAATATCCAAATGATATTAAATTAACAAATGGTGGTATTGTGTGTGATATGAAAAAAAAAGATGAAAGTATTATCATTATATGTAAAAACTCATTTAATCGTTTTTTTACCGTAATATTAGAAGAAAGCATTATTTTCCAAAAATTAACAGGACAAGAAGAAGTTATTTTATCAGCAATGAATTATTTAAGTATATAATATAAAAAGATAAAATAAAATAAAATAAAGATATTATTTTATCTTTTTTTGTGTTTTATTACTATTGTTATTAGTATTTAATATTAATCGTGGTTTTAATTTATGTGTATTTTTTTTATTTGATTTTAATTCATATATATTTTTACATGTAAATCCAAAAGTCTCTAATTGTTTTTCCTGAAAACCTATATTGTTAAATATAGAAATTGCCTTATTTTCGTTTTTGATGCTAGATATGGTATTATTCGGTTTTTCCTTTTTATTTACTTTTTTAAAACAACGGCACATTTTTTTCGATAAAATATCTTCCGCACTTTGTTGGATTTCTTTTTTGGTTAAATCATCAAATTTGATTTTATAATATTTTAATATACATTTGAAATCCTTTTGATTTAATTTCATTATAATATATAAAGTTATATTTTTATTTTATGATTAAATATAAATAAAAATATAAAAATATAAATAATTATAATGGATGCGTAATAGTTCATATTATTATGAGAATAATAATGGATTATTATATATAACTCTTTTAATTTCTGCTCTTTTAATATTATGTCATTTTTTATTTTCTGATAAAAATAATATCTCTCTTTTTAGTATGTTTAATCCCAAAAAACCTATGTCAAATCTTATTTCAAACATTACAGATCCAAAAAAAATAGTTGTATTCGATTTAGATGAAACATTAGGAAGTTTTGGAGAGATAAGTATATTTTGGGATTCATTAGAATTTTTTTATGGGACAAATTTATTTAATGAATATTTTTATGATGTATTAGATATATTCCCTGAATTTCTTAGACCAGATATAATAAACATATTGAATTATTTAAAAGATAAGAAGAAAAATAAAGAATGTGACCAAATAATGATATATACAAATAACCAAGGTCCAAAAACATGGGTATATATGATACGTAATTATTTTAATGACCATATTGGATGCACTGTTTTTGATAAAATCATTGCTGCTTTTAAAATTAAAGGAAAAATTATAGAATTTAATAGAACAAGTCATAATAAAAGCGTGGATGATTTAATTAATTGTACGAAAATCAAACCAAATACTGAGATATGTTTTATTGATGACCAATATCACCCATTAATGAAGCATGAAAATGTTTATTATATTAATGTAAAGCCATATAATTATACGATTTCTTATCAAGAAATGGCGGAACGGTATTATGAAGCATATAAAAATAATGAACGGGATTTATATAGAGAAAAATTAAAAAAAACGTCGAAGGAAGATTTTATAGAAAAAATAACAAATTTTATGAAACAATATAA